AAGACGCGCTTGATTTATGTAACTACGGAATTGCCAAGCACCCGACGAGTGGGATTCTGTGTCGTGCCAAAGCAAAGCTCTTGCAGACCATGGGCCGGTTCCGTGAGGCAGCGAAGGCGTATGGACTCCTGATTGATACGGGTGAGGCACTCGCGGAGGACTACTACAACCGTGGCATGTGTTACTCGGAACTCCAGCAGTACGAGAAAGCGATTGCCGATCAGAACGGTTCGCTCAAGGTAGACCCGAAGTTCTACATGGCGTACATGCAGCGGGGTGCGAGTCAATGGGAGCTGCGGCGCTGGGAGGACGCGCTGGAATCGTTCCGCAAGGCGCACGAGATCAACAGCACCGACCCCAATTGCCAATGGATTCTGGGGTTGTTGTCACTACAGATGAACGACTTCAAGACGGGGTGGCCGCTTTATGACACCCGGTGGCAGAGCACACGATTTAAATCTCCAAAACTCAATACCGACAAGCCGCAGTGGACAAAGGGCAGCGGTGCCAAATCGGTGCTGGTGTGGGGCGAGCAGGGCATCGGGGACCAGATTATTTACGGATCGTTGCTTCCGACAGTGCGTAGTCACACACAGCAAATGACCGCGATGGTAGAACCGCGTTTGATTCCGTTGTTTGAGCGTTCGATGACGGACATTGAGTTCATCCCGAATACCTCGCAGGTCCCGGCAGACAAGCACGAGACACAGATCCCTTTTGCAAGTCTCGGAGCATCGTTGATTGAGTCCAAGGAAGACATCACCCGCTACGCCAAGCGTAATTACCTGAAGGCGGACGAGGCCAAGACAAAAGCGATTTTGGAAGAGCTTGGGATTACGGACGATGACTTTGTGGTGGGCGTCTCGTGGATCAGTTCCGCGATGAAGATTGGTCCGCACAAGAGCATGGCCCTTGCAGAGATGATGCCGATCTTTTCGATACCGGGTATCAAATTTGTGAACTTGCAATACGGCCACGTCAAGCAGGACCTCGCAGACTTTGAAGCCAAGCACGGCGTCAAGATCATGCAGTCCTCGGTGGATTGCTGGAAAGACTTGGACGGTTTGGCAGCGCTTTGCTCAGCCTGCGATGTCATCGTTTCCATCAGCAGTTCCACGGTTCACATGGCTGGCGCACTGGGCGTACCGGTCATGCTGATGGACGCGAACAAGCTGTGGTACTGGGGCAACAAGGACGGCGACCGTAGCCTCTGGTATCCCTCGGTACGCATTTTCCCGAGAGACTACGTGACCGCCTCGTGGCGACCTCAGATTGAAGCCGTGGCTTATGCCGTCAACGTGATGAAGAACGCATGAGCTGGTTCCCAACCGTCGCGCTGGCAGCGTTATGCATCGCGGCATCGTGGCTATTGGGTGGCGAACTCATTGACGCAGTGTTGTTGTATTTGCTTTTGATCTTGGTGGACAAGAACTAAACTTCTAACACAAGAGGGTTGTTTTATGTATGATAACCAGTCCCCGCCGGGTTCATGGAAGAACGAACTCTCGGCTGCACCATGGGGCTACGGACAGAACCAGAATCAGAAAGTTAGGAACGCCCTAGCCGGTATCAGGCAGGCGGGTATGTGGGCTGAGGCGGCGGTGCTAGAGGCTGAGATTACGACGCTGAAAGCAGAGATTGATCATTTGACGGAGAGATTAGATGAGATTAAGAGAGACAAATAAAACGACTGGGGCGATCAGGGAATACCTTGCTGAGATTGGGCGCAAGGGTGGCTCTGCGGCAACGGGTGCAAAGAAGCGCCGTAGCCCGAACCATTATAAGAAGATGGTCGCAGCCCGTCGTAAGAAGCGTAAGGCGAAAGCGAAGCAGGCGAAGTTGGATGAATGATCCGGTCAATCACCCCGAGCACTACCAGCAAGAGGGCATCGAAACGATTGACTACATTCGGGCTGCGCTTGGGCTGGAGGGCTTCGTAGCCTACTGCGCGGGGAATGCCTTGAAGTACGTCAGTCGCCCGAAGAAGGGCAAATACGCTCAGGACTTACGCAAGGCGGCATGGTATTGCAACCGCGCTGCGGACGAACTTGATAAGGAATCGAAGGTCTGATACAGTTTGATTGTGCTATCTCCTGTTAATGACGGGATTGGCCCCGGATTGAGTACTCCCTCTCCGGGGCATTTTTTTTACCTGCGTACTTTGTACACCCGCCGCTCACGACCGGGGCCGTTGGGCTTAATGATGTCTTCCATGATGTCGCCGGATTCCAAGAGCGTATTGAGATACTCGTTCCGATCCCGAGCTTTCATGCCTTGGCAAGCCTTGGCGAGTTGAGTACCGCTCATACCTTCTTTGCCTGCATCGCGAATGAGCTTGAGGATTCGCTTGTGCGCGGCTTCGATTTCGTTCTCTGCCACCTCGCGGTACATGAGTTCAGCGGTGTAGTTGAATGACCAACGCGCAAGGTCCGCACCCATCTTCATTACTTCAAACGTAATGACAGGGGTATGCGGGTTACGGGCAATGGCTTCGATCATGGCGAGTTTCACCGAGATCTCTGCAAAGCGCACCCAGAGATAGTCTTTCTTACGAGCGCATTGTGTTTGCCATTCCTTGAGTTTGTTGTACTCGTCAAAGGCATCGTCTTCCCACTTGACTTGAATGGGTATGACATCGGAGCTGGCGACATGCTGAATGTTTGAAAGATTACCGATGCCAGCCGGGACCACCGATGCCGCTTCAATGACATCGCGGATGATGTCTTCGGGCGGGTTCTGTCCGCCGTCGGGCACTTGGCTGTCGGGGTATTCCTCGAAAGAAGGCATGAGCAGAATGCGGCTCATCGTGCCGTTGTCCAGCATCTCAAAGGTTAGTGCCTTAGTGAGCGACGAGGGTGTCGTGGTGCCGAAGAAGTTGAAGTTCGGTTGCTTGATGTCAAGGCGCTTCCGGTCTTTGTTGTCAGCGTACTCTTGGCCGTGATAGGTGCCACCGCTGCTGGAGTAAATCTCAAGCAAGGTCTTGATGATGTCGCGCTGATGGCCCGCTGCATTCTTAGCAGTCAGGCTTTGAAGGTAGAGGCCCATCTCGTCAAGGTGGGAAATGCGCGAGGGGAAATCGTGCAGGGTTCTAAGAATCGCAATGCCTGATGAGAAGCGGTCGCCTGAGATGTAGTTGCTTAAGTTTGCATCTTCCAAAATCTTTTTGACCCTCTGGCGCGAGTGATCTTTACCGGCACCGGGTGTAGCCACCGCAATGGAGAAGATGTTGCAACGAGTGTTAAACGAACTCATCGCGTACCGTCGCCCAAAGATTGCGCCAAACATGCAGATGGAATTCATCAACGCAAAAGTCGGCTGCGGTTGCTGGGCGCATGACAAGATCCAGCGCGTGACGCGACCCACGAGCGAGGGGCTTTCAAACCATTCGTTCGGGAAGTTGGAGCGGTTGCTCTTGGTGAACTTCTTGGATTCGGTGAGGCCGGTCAGATCCACCCGCACTTCTTTGGTCGGGTTCAGATTTAAATGCGGCGCAGGTACCCAGCCGTTTTGCTGAGCAAAGAAGTAGAGCGTACCGGCTCCGATCTTGGAAGGTGGCGACTTGCCGTAGTGATCCCACCGCTGCCGTGTCTCAAGGCTGTTGTACTTGCCAGAAGCCTGTGACCATTGGTCAAACACGATGAAGCCTTTGCCTTCGGTGGCGCAGTAGACGGCCATACCGATTCGGTTCCAATCGTCCCAAGAAAGATCCGGATTGGGTACAAACTTGAGCGCATCTTGAACGGCAGCGAGTGTACCGGTGAGACCCTCAATGGACGTTCTGACATCCTTGTCAGGGATGATGGTCTGCTGGAGTCGGGTGCGTCTCAGATTAGGCGGTAAGGTTTTATACGCCGCCTCACAGGCTTCTAGTACCTGCTGGTGGGTTACAAGGGGCAACGACTCTAATGCCATCTCATGTGGTGCAGAGAAGGGCCACTGGTACGGCTTACTCGTCTCGGGGTGTATGGCATAGGCGACGAATTGTTGACCAACCCCAAGCACCTCAATCGGGTGCAGACTGATCTTGGAGAACGGCTCATCGGTGCGGTACAGGTACAACGCCTTGGGCGATTTACCGATGCGTACAAAGTCGGTCTTGCCAAGCTTCTCTTGGATGGTGTTACCGACTGCGATAGCAACGGATGAATCGAGCACATCGACATCAATGGCAACGACCTTGCCGGTCAAGATACCGATGCCTGCGTCGGGCCACTTCTCCCAGATGTCAATGTGCGAACGCGAACTATCGACCGTGGTCCAGCGCGGCATATCAAACCACTGGCCATTGTCATACCGTCCGGGTTTCTTTGTACCCGGCATAATCGGAACAATGGTGTAGCCTGCATCCAGCAGCTTCGCACCATGCTCAAACAT